GTTCTCCTTATATCTGGTGATATGTGGTTGGCGAGGTCAACGTAGCGCGTGCAACCTTGGAGAACGTTGGATTTTCAGCCTTGAGCGGCAATCTTCGCTTTCGGCACATGCGATTGGCGGATCCGGCGCATTTTCTCCATACTTTCGGCACATGCGATTGATGAACTCGGCTGATATACCCGGTTTTTGTCGGATTTTGTCCAGATTTTGTCCGGAAATTGGTTTTGGTGAGATTTGACGGAAAACAAAAAAGCTAGGAATTGTTGCAATTCCTAGCTTTCATCAGTAGCGGGGCATGGATTTGAACCATGGACCTCTGGGTTATGATGTCCGACACCAGAGGGCCGGTCGCGTGGCCTGGGCAACTGTCAGGCCGCGAGTATCCAACCCCGTCGTAATCGACCGTCGCTGATCGAGTCAGCGACAGGCAGACCTCCTTTATTGTTGGAGCCAAGCAGTTCGGCCTGCGATAGATCCGTGCGCATCAGTGTGTCAATGGAGACACCGAAGAATTGCGCAGCTTTCGCCATGTCGTTAAAGCTCCAGCTCATTCCGGTTTTAATCATTCTGTTCATGTTCTGGCGGTTTTTGCCCATGTAGTTCGCTAGGTCCACTTGCTTGAGCCCGCGGACGCTGAGCATCATCTGCATGTTTCTAACTGCTATCGACTGGTAGTCGACATCCGGTGCGCTCGCCACCGGTAGCTGCATTGTTGTACTCATGGCTGTAATTGTAACCAGAATGTATAACAAAGTAAACACGGCGTGTACAAGTTGCGCAATGTCGCAATCTGATGTATAAAGTAACCACATCAGGTTACAAAGAACGTCAGGAGGCAACATGGATACGGCCGAGATCGTTTCCACACTCCTCGAGCAGCGCGAGATGACACAATCCGCGCTCGCCGAAGAGATGGGCATCACGCGACAGGCACTTAGCAACAAGATGACAGGCATCCGCTCTTTCACCCTCAAAGACATGAAAGCGCTCGCCACCATCTTCGATGTCTCAATCGATTACGTTGCCGGTCGCATCGATACCCCGTGGCCGGATCCATGGGAAGAAAAGGAGGACAAATGAACGACATCCGCAAAGCCTGCGTCGAAGCGATATTCAAGGAATTCGAGAACGAGAGCGACGCCATCCGTCCGGCCTGCGGCGACGGATGGGGCGAAATCGAAGCAAGGCGTTCGCTCGGTCACATCGTCGGATACGTCGACCTCGACGTGGCCGACCTCGTGGACATCGTCATCGACACCATCAACAAGGAGCTGTGATGGAATCAATGCCTTTGGCCGTCGGTCAGGCGCTGCTCGATCTCAGTGTTGCGTCTGCTGCCCAGTTCGGTGGTGTACGTGACGTGTACAGTGACGCGGCATGTTCCGATGCCGGCAAAGAAGAAGCCGTTTCTGGAGTTGATGGCGTCGATCTCGGATTGGTCTTTGATTATCTGCTTGGAGAAGAACTCGCTTTCGAGCGCGATCTCGCAGAACGGCATTGTCTTGTCGACGCGCGCCTGCGCAATGGTCTGGTCTTCAAAGCGGACGAACACATGAACGTCTCGTGCGATGTTGCCGCAATCGTTGACAAGAAAGACGGTGGAAGTTTCTCCATCATACTCGACCCTCCACTTGTAAACCGTCTGGTCGGCGGTGACTGCCAACGCCCGTTGGCTGATCGAGTTCGCGTCTGCAGCTATCTCGTTCGCTTTGCCGGCAAGGTCGTTGGCGTGTTCGGCGATCCCCTTCGAGTCGGCGGCGATCCCGTTGGCTTCTTCCGCCGAGTCGTTGGCGTCCTTGGCGAGCTTGTTTCCAGCATGCGTTTGGAACAAGGCGACACATCCGGAGACACCGCCAACCAATCCCGTGACGGCGCCAACGACGCCGGTGATCGCATTGATGTCCATTCCATCGATTCTACGGACGGAGGCGAACGATGAAGGTTCTTGCCCACGTCATCCTGCACCAGCTGCTGTTCGCGGTGTGGTTGCTGGCCATGTGGGTGCTGTATTGCACGCCGGCGTGCACGCACCCGATCGAACATCTCATCGCCGTGCCGTTCGCGGTACTCATCCCGACGGCCGTCATCATGCGTCGCCTGTGCTCCGACCCCCGCTTCGCGCGCTGGCTGGACGAGCAACGGCAGTGAAGGACTTGGACGGTTCCGCACACATTGCGGCATGGACGTGGTTCGTCATGCGCGGCCATGCCGGAACCGCCCGCGCGTCAAGGAAAAGACGTTAAAACCAGCCGGACGGGTCATCTTCTCTCTTCTCCTCCCGTCCGCCTTCGCCGGGGCCCGCGACAGGATGCGGGCGCCATGGATCGGCGTGTTGAGGTCACGTCGGCGGATGGATGCGCGGTTCGAATCCGCGTCCCGGCACGACATCAATCCAAAGGAGGCAAACGTTGCCAAGCAAAACACCAAGCAGGCCGGAAGGCGAGAAGTGGTTCGAATGGCCGCTCACACCCGCCAGCGTCGGCATGACGGCCGCCGAACTGATCGGCGAACTGTATGAAACCATATCCACGCTCAACCGCGACCGTGGCTGGGACCTCACCATGGTCGCGCCGGCGCGCTTCGGCGAGGTCGTCATCGACCGCGAGGCCGGATGCCTGCGCGCGAAATGCGCGTGGAAGGCCAAGGATCCCAGCCAGCTCGGCCCGGAACCGGCCGGATACGTGAGAGGGGAATGACATGGCCATCGGCGAGACCGTCATCACCATCGTCGGCAACCTCACCGCGGATCCGGAACTGAGAACCACCGGCCAGGGCGCGCAGGTCGCCAGCTTCACCATCGCAAACACCGCGCGCGTCTATAACAAGCAGACCAACCAGTACGAGGATGGGCCGGCGCTCTTCCTCCGCTGTTCGGCATGGAACGACCTCGCCCAGCATTGCGTCCAGTCCTTGGCCAAAGGCATGCGCGTCATCGCCCAAGGCAGGCTCAAGCAGCACTCGTATCAGGCGCAGGACGGCACCAACAGAACCGTTGTGGAGCTGCAAGTGGACGAAATCGGACCAAGCCTGAGATACGCCACGGCACAGGTCGCCCGCATCAGCCGACGGCCGCAAGGTCCCGTCTACGGCAATCCCGCCACACAGACACCGACCGTCAACACCGGCGCAGGCGGCTGGAGCCAAAGGCCGCAACAGCCGGCGCAGACACAGCAACCCGCCGCGCCGCCGACCGATGATCCGTGGGGCGCGCCGTCGGACGACCAGTCATCATTCGGAGACTTCGGCAAACCCGATCCGGAACCGGAATTCTAAGGAGCAGCAATGAAAGCCAGCGAACAACAGGCGCTCATCCCGCAGGAGGCCACGCCCGACACGCTCATCGACCTCATCGGCAAGACGCAGCAGGTCACCAAGGCCGCGGCCGTCGTGCTCAAGGCGTGCCGGAGCGTCATGGACACCCACACCAAGAAGGAGCACATCGACAAGTGGGGCGGCATCCACGCCATCACCGAAGCCGTGTACGACTGCGCGGACCTCGCGCAGCGCATCCTCGACGCCGGCCTGGCCATGGAGAACATGTGTGCGAAGCCTGCCACGTCACGGCAGATGATCCTCATCGACGACCTGCGCCGTAGCCTCGACATGGACGACGGCGACGTGGAGACGACCGTCGATCCGGACACCGGCGAGATCGACTGAACCACGGAAGGAGCAAGAGAGATATGTGGTTCATCATCGACGACCAGATGGCCGACGACAGGCGCATCCGCCGCCTGCCGCTCGCCACCGTGGGCCTGTGGGTCAAGCTGTGCGTCATCCACTCCAAGGGCGTCTCGATGCAGGCCAAGGATCCGGCCGCGTACCCCGGCCACTTCGACAAGCTCGACCTCAAGGACGCCGGCGGCACCATGAAACAGCTCCAGCAGCTCATCGACTCCGGCCTCATGGAATCGCACGACGGCGGGTGGCGTCCCGTCTACGCCGAAGGCATCTGCAAGGAGCCCAAGATGCTCACCGAGGAACAGCGCGAGGCGCGCCGCAAGGCCGGAAGCAAGGGCGGACGGCGTAAGGCCGCCAACCAAAAGGCCAAGCAACCGTCTAGCAACTTGCTAGCAAACAGCCAAGCGAACGGAGAGCAAAACGGTAGCAAACCTTCTAGCAAGTTGCTAGAGGACAGCCAAGCAAAAACATGGCATAAAACCGATACCTATACCGATAATCCCTCTCCGGCCCCTCCCGCCGGCAAACCGAAGCAACCTGCCACGCCGGAATCCGGCTTCGACCATTTCGCCGAAGCCTATCCCGGATCCGTCGGCGCGAAAGGCCGCAAGACCGAAGCCGAAGCCAGAGCCCTATACGCGGCCATCGCCGGAAACCCCGTCGAACTCACCCGCCTCCAAACCGCGCTCCGCCGCTACAAGCACGCCGTCAACGACGGCCAGATCCGCACCGGCCACATCCCACGGCTCAATACATGGCTCCGTGACCAATGGGAAACCTGGGCGCCCGAGCCAATCTCGCCGCCGCCAAGCCACAAGCACACCTGGAACTGCGAACACGTCCACCAGCTCATGGATCCGCATGAGGACGAATACGACCACACCGGAAGCCTCCGCAACGGCAACCCAAGCGAATGGTGGAAGGCATGCCAGGCGTGCGCCGAAGAACTCAACCAACAACAAACCAGCAAGGAGAAGCAATGAGCAACTACCAAAGCAGCGAAATCAAGCTCATCAACACAAGCCTCATCGACCCGCACCCCGACAATCCACGCAAAAACATCGGCGACGTGACCGACCTCGCCGCCAGCATCAAAACCAACGGCCTCCTCGCACCCCTCAGCGTCGTACCCAACGGCGAGCGCTACAGGGTCATCGCCGGACACCGCAGGCTCGCCGCATGCAAACAGGTCGGAACTGGAGCCGTCCCATGCTTCGTGCTTGACCTCGACCCATTGCAGCAGCTCGAGGCCATGATCACCGAGAACTGCCAGCGCGAACAGCTCACCGCGTTGGAGGAGGCCGACGCCATCCAGGGCATGCTCGACCTCGGAGCCACCACCGCCAGCGTCGCCCACCGGCTCGGCCGAAGCGGCGACTACGTGCGTGACCGCGCCAAGGCTGCCAGCATCGACAACGAGGTCAGAGCGACCCGCGACGATTTCGGCCAGCTCACCATCGGCCAGCTCGTGGCCATCGCGCGATATGACGGCCAACCGGACAGGCAGAAGAAGCTCGCGCAGGCGGCCGGCACCTCGAACTTCGACTACATCCTCCGCAACATCGAACGCGACGACCGCGACCGGCAATGGATCGAATCGGTCGCCGCGCTCCTCGCGGAGCCCGACAACGGCTTCAACCTCATCCCCGACCCCGAAAAGCCCTACAGCAACCCGGAATGGCGATACGCCGGCTGCATGTTCCCATCCACCGGCACACCCGAAGAAACCATCGAGAAAATCCGCGAACAGAACCCCGCAGCTGTATCCATCCACATGGAGCAGGTCTACCTCTGGACCCGCCGCGACAAGACCGCCGACGCCGAAAAGGAAGCCCGCCGCGCCGCCGAACAGGCCGAACGCGACGCCCGCCGGCACGCGCTCGAGGAATACGCCGCCGCCTCCGCGGACAAGCGCATGGCATGGCTCCACGCCAACCTCCACGGCATCAAACGCGACAAGCTCATCGAAACCACGGCCCGGCTCGGACTCCTGCAGATCATCGACCCGGACCCGCAGGGCTACACGCAGGCACTGAGCACATGGAACGACGCCGCATGCGGTGGCGAACAATTCACCACCATCAGCGGCATCGAACCGAAACGGGCGCTCGCCGAACTCCGCTACCACCTCGACGAACCCGACTGGGCGGTCTGGGCGGTGCAAATCCTCGCCGCACGCATCGAATGGTTCATCGACCCGACCGACTGGACCACCGTCAACGACACCAGCAGACGCATCCCCGGCTACTACCAGATCCTCCAAGACCTCGGCTACACGCCCACCGACGACGAAACCAGCCACCTCGACCAGCTCATCCACACCATCACCGAAGCCGACTCCGACGAAAACGAAGAAGACGAGGAGAACAACCAATGACCAGGAAACAACTCGAAAGACTCGCCCAACTCCTCACCGACACCGCCCAGACCGCCAGCACAATCGAACTGCGAGCGCTCGCCGGTGGCAGGGCGGATGACGGCATCGTGGCGATGGCGGCGGGGTTGAGGGCCGACTGCACTTCGTGTTTGGTGCTGGTCGACGGTCTGATGCAGGAAGGAGCGCGTTGTGAGTGAGTTCGAGGACTCGAAGCGTGCCGCCTTGGAGCGTCAGGGTTGGCATTGTCTGCGTTGCGGGACGAATATCCATGACCCGTCATGCTGGCCTGGACGCTCCGGCCATCACCGTCAACTGCGGCGTGCGGCGGATCCGGATGTGAGGCACAGCCCAGTCAACATCATCGAGCTGTGCGGTTCGGGTACGACCGGCTGCCATGGGTGGGTCCACCAGCATGTGAAGGAGGCCGAACGCCTCGGGCTGATAGTCCCGCTCGGCAGGGATCCGCGCACCACCCCGGTGCGCGACTGGCAGGGGATATGGCTCCGCCTCAACCAGGACGGCACCGCGACCCGTCTGACAGCCATGGAGGTCGCCACACTCGACATCGACGGGAGGGAAACGGAATGACCATTGACAAGACTGACATGCTGCTGTGGATGGACGTGGAGACCACGGGGCTTGACCCGGACCATGACA